GGAGATATATTGCTAATACCCCAATTCCCCCAGAAGAAAACCCCAGTTTCAGAATCTTGATATAAATCAGTACTACGGAATCTTGATTCATGCGGTAAATTATACTTAGTTCTATCAGCTAATTCATAAGGCACGTGCCTTATCCCTCCCTCTTCTAACAACAGTATGGCCATAAGGAGTAGTATTTACTTCTATAAAAGTCAAACCTACCATAGCATCATAACAATACATAGTGTTTAAATCCCAAGGGCCTGCATAAGTAAACGAATAACTACTAACATAGCATCTACTACTAATTAATTCACCAATTCTAATTACTACTAAAGGAGGACTTTTAACAGTTTTATCATAAATAGGATAAGTTAATGACCTGATAAAATCTACTTTTTCTTTAATATCTTTGTAAGGATCTTCTTCGCAGAAAAATCGCAAGTCTAAACTAATTGTTCTTGCTCCACTGTAAGCATACCCCTGTATAGGTTCTGAACGTAAAATAATAGGAGTTTGCTCCCAAATAGCTTCTTTCCTGTCGTAAACAAAATCTGGCATGAATTGGAAATTAAGATATTCACCACTATAAGTATTAAGTATATAACAAGATTCTACTCTTCTAGTCAACATTAGTAAGTACTCCCCCAACTATCAATCAAAGACATGAACTTAGATGTTTCCGGGCTAATAGCAGCTCTTCTTTGTGTAAGCAATTCTTTAATAGTACTTTCAAGTTTGTTAATAGCACTAACAACCTTGTCTTGATGAACTTCTGTTTTTACTTCTACTTTAGGGATAGTTTGTTTTGCTCTTTCTTCTATAAGTAATGGTTTGACTATTTCCTTAACAGTGTCTCTTTTTCTGAAAGAGTTGACCTCATAGGATATTCTTGAGCTGAAATAGCTGCTTCTTCAGCTGTCATTGGTAGCAGAGGAGCTGACTTACCAAATACAACTGTTTCTGGAGTAACTGGTTTAGTAAGTCCAGATGTTTTAATCGGAATAGCCACAGGCTCAGGTTTAGCTGGTAGCAGAGGAGCTGACTTACCAAATACAACTGTTTCTGGAGTAACTGGTTTAGTAAGTCCAGATGTTTTAATCGGAATAGCCACAGGCTCAGGTTTAGCAGGAGGAGACTTAAATAAAGACAGTGGAGTTGTCTCGGGGGCTCCTTCTGTTCTAAATATTTCAGGCGAAATAGGAATTTCTGTTCGAGCACCAGATGGTCTAAACCACTCAATAATTTTCTTTATCCACTCCCATGCTTTAGATAAAACGCTGACTAATTTTTCCCACTTATCTGTTAACCAAGCTACAATTGAGCCCCAATTTTTGTATATCAAAATCCCTGCTGTTATCGCTCCAGTAACAGCTAAAATAGTCCAACCCAAAGGTCCCATCCCTATCAAAAATCCTCGCATAACTGTACCTAACCCAATAATAGCATGCTTCAACTTACCAAGCCAAGCCAGTGGATTAGCTAATAGACCTCCAAAACTTACCATCCAATTAGCAAACTTGACTAAAACAGGAAAGTGCTTAGAAAAAGCAGCAAAAGTATCACTAAAAGCTAGAACAGACTTAGCTGTCTGTTTTATAACAAAACCAAGACCCATTAGACCCAATGTCCATGATCCTATCGTAACTATTATCTTTCCAATATTAGTTCTACCTTGTTCGTTTTCTTTAGTAAAGCTATTAATAGCTTTTGTTATAGCCATCAGAGTAGTAGATAATAAATTCAAAGCTGGAGTCAAAATTTCAATTATCGGTCCACCTATAGCAACCATGAAATTCGTAAAAGCATCTTTAGCCATTTTCCATGATCTTTCAAGAGTTGAAACCTTTTCTATCCAAGCTTTAGAAAGCATTTCAGGCTGTTCTCTAGCCTGTTTCACCTGCTGCATCATTGAATTCAATTCTTCTCTACTTATTTTGCCAAATTTAATCAATTGTTCTGTAGACACGCCATAATATTCAGCAACTTGAGCAGTAAACGGACCATACATATCAGATAGTCTACCCATTGCTTCAGTAACTAACTTGAAAGCAGTTTCTAAATCACCAGTTGCCTTAGCTGTTTCTAACATAGCCACTTTCCCTGGACCAGCAGCTGCTACTAAGTTTCTAAGTTGTATATCAGCTTCCGTTCCTACAGTAGTCATTCCAGCCACAATTTTGTTCAATACTTCAATTCCTCTCTCTCCTAAAGTCTGAGACAATACAGAAGTCATAGCTGCAAAGTCAGTAATCCACTTAGTTTTCATTTTTTCTGAAGCATTTGGAATTACTTTTTCCATCATTGCAAGTAGAGGCTGTAACGATTGTATAGAATATGTTATAGTCTCTTTAGGTATCTTAGCTTTAGTCATAGCAGCATATATTCCAGCAGCAGCTTTTTCAATTCCTTTAGCACTAATCCCATACTCTTTCATCAATGTAGCAAAAAATTCAACAGAAGAACCTAAATTCATTTCAGTAACTTCACCAAACTTAACAGATACTTTCAATAACTCTTCCATACCTTGGCCAACTCTTACTTGATTCTTTACAGCCACATCAGCAAGCTCAGCTAATTCAGTAGCTCTCATTCTCAATTCTGGAGCTAACGATTTAATCACATCTCTATATTTTTCACTTTCTTTAGCAAGCATTCCAGTTGCTACAGCTGTTTTAGTCGTTATTTCCTGATATTTTGAAGCCTCTGGGACACCTAAAAAACCTCCCAAAGCTCCTAAAGCTCCCAAACCCGTTCCAAATCTTGCAGCAAGTCTACTTGATATTACTTCCCCAGCAGTTTTAGCTAACTTAGTGCTCTTCTCTAGAACTCCAGCTAACTTATCCCTAATACTAATTTCTCTTCCTATTTGTTTTATCGTTTCTTCAGTAGTTCTTTGCCCAAGTTCTACTTCCTTTCTGTGTCTAAAATATCTATCAAATAAATGCTTCATTCTTTCTTGTAGATTATGCACAGTTTTACTAAGTCTTTCATTTACACTCGCACCAATCTCTTGAGCTCTATAATAAACCTTCATTAACTGCAAAGTCTTATTAGTAGACTCTTCAAATTTAGCAGTAGATTCAATCATTTCTTCCATTGGCTCAGAACTGCGTCGAGTAGCTTCAGCAGCCTTATTCATAGCATCTACTAGTTTTTCATAAGCACCACGAGCTTCGCGTAACTTTCCTGAAGCATCATCTATACATCTGAGTATAAACGATACCCCGTGCTCACTCCATCCAGTAGCACCAGCAGTAGAGAAACCACCTTCACCAAAGCCAATATTCCCAGACACAGAAGGAGGAGGTTTAGGCATTTGACTGTTCCTTCTCTTTCTTCTTTGTTAGTTGTTCAATGAAAAAATTTCTTTCAAAAGAAGTCATATTGTTTGTTTCAGAATATGAAAAGCCATTAGCTACTAAAAATAACTGTTGCTGTAATAAAGCTTCAAATGCCTCTTTAACGCCTTGGACGAAAAAACTGAGCAGTAAAAGGCAGAGGCATTTCAATTAAAGAAGAACATCTTGGGCAATCAATAGTCAAATCAGTAATAACTCCACTATCTTTTTCGTCTACAGTATTCCTGATTTTAAGACTATCTTTTGCCGTCAGTGACTCCACAAAACTCAATGCTGTGGTAACATCTACTGTTTTATCATCTATAGCAACTATATGCTTAGCTAATCTATAAGTATAGGAAGGATCTCCTTCCAAAGGAGACTTGGACATAACTTGTTCAGTATATCTAATAATAGCCTTCTCATCCTTGCCTCTAAGCAGTCTACAAGATAATTTAGCTCCACTAACAGGCAAGTCAATAATAAAAGGCTCTGAAACATCATCGTCCATATACTTTATTTCCAAGCCATCAACTAAATCAATACTATGTCTAAATTGAGTCCTACAATCTGAGCATTTTACTAAAAAGTCATAGTTTCTCCCATAGGACTCGGCTCTTAATCTTATCAAAATATAGAATCTATCAGAAGTGAGTAATTCGTCGGGAGGTATAGGACAATCTACTATGCAGTTCCTCAAAACAGTATCTACAGGAGTTATAGAAGAACCTCTCACCGAGGCTAAAGCTTTCTCCTCTTTAGTAGTCATAGGAACTAAATGTAAAATCCCATCAGGGATCTTACCTTCATAGAGTATTCCTCTACTCGGCAATTTAATTTCAAATTGTAGCGACCTAATATCATTAGCCATATTATTTTCTCCTTTCGGCTAACAGATTTCTGTCACTAAAAACTTGTCAAATTATAATAAAGCTTCAGCAAATTCTGGAACAGCTTTATCGTATCTAATAGTTACACTTATTCTTTGTGGATCAGCAGATGACATATCAAAATCAGCTCCAGTTACTGTAACAGGCCACATTCCTTCGATTCGCCATATTCTTTCATATTCACCATTTGGACCAAACATAATTAAGCGACCAGTTTTCTTATAGTCCCTAGCCATCCCTACTGCTCCAGTAGAAGGATCATAAACCTGCTTTCGCCAATTAAGTAATGCTGCAAAAGTCGGTCTATCTACAAAGTCAAAAACAGTAAAAGTCCCAGCTTCATAGAAAGTCTTACCAGCGAAGTAAACTTTCTCATTGATATAATCAATTACTTTTTCTTCACTAGCATTTCTTGGCATAGAAGCTGAGAACAAAGATAGTCTAATAGCTTCCTCTCCTGCTTGGTCATTTAAGTCAATCTCTAACATAAAATGACACAGCCTCTGAGGTTCAAAAGCACCACTGCTTTGAGCTATATGAAAAGCTGAAATGTAATCAGGCATAATAACCTCCTCTATTAAAGGGACGGGGATAACCCGTCCCTGTTATATTATTAAACTCCTGTCACCTCTTCAAATTTTGCTCCAGTAGACAAGAGCACAAAGTCAACTACAATTATTTCAGCAGTCTTGGTTGGTTTCAAGAAAATTTTCCCATGCATTTCATTCCTATCAATATATTCAGGCAAGTTAGTACTAGCATCACAAACAACTCTATAATCATACAATCCTCTTCTTCGCTTGATAGGTTCAATAGCTGAAGTAGCCAACCCGACAAACCTTCTCCAAGTAAAAGAGTCATTCGGTTCAAACGTCAAGTATCTTACTACACTGGCAATGATCTTCCTTAATATTAGCATCATTCTGCGAACATTGACTCTATCTAAAGCTGTTGGCGACCTTTGGAGAGTCCTTTGCCCCCAAACAGTAATTCCATCTTTAGTAAAGTTAACTATCGGATTTACTGCATTACCTCCTGAGTATAGAAGATCACGTTCACCTTGAGAAGCTGAATACTCTACTCCAATAGGAACAATTAATCTACCACGATTGAATCCTGCAGGGGCGAACCATGGATCAGCTACATAGTCGTTATAAGCCATCGCTCCTACTACTTCTCCACTTGGCGGAACCCAAACTTCACTGTCAGAATAAGGATCGTATATTTTTAACCAAGGCCAATACAAAGCTCCATATGAACTATTGAAAGCTGAATGATCATTATACGGAGCAGTTCCATTATGCCACTTTACAACGTCTTCAGCAGAAAGACCAAAAGGTGGATCTGCTATGTATAAACAGTCTCCTCTCTCCTCACAGATCGACAAACCCTCATTAATAACTGCAGGAGCAGAAACTCCAGGAACACATAACAAGTTAATATCTATAGTTTCTGGATTTCTAAAAGTCTGCATTCCTGTAACAGTAGATCCACTAATTGTTCCAATGTAATGACTATTAGAAATCCCAGTAAGACCATCATTTCCTCCACTAAAAGTATAAGTATTAACTTTTGGAGGATTAGAGTTAGAAGCAGCGTCTTCTATATCAATTATTGTACTGTTCTTACTAACATAAGTTTCCCAATAAAAAGGACTAGTAGAAGTTTTGGTTAGCCTGTCCCAAGTTTCCAATAATCTATTGTTGCTATCGTATATTTGAATTTTGAAAGTGTTCGCTTGACTTCCAGAAGAAACAGTAAGTGTATATCCATTAATCCAAGTACCTTCTGACTTAGCTGTTGCTGTTCCAGTAATAACACTTGATTCATCAAGAATATCTACATCAGCTTTAGCAGCAGATGCTGAACCAACTCTAGTTATATACAGCTGTTTCCCTTTTCTTAAGTAAGCAATCGCTGCATAAGTCATCAAGTGATCAGGGTTTGGTCTCCCAAATCTTTCTATAAACTGGTCTAAGTTAGTAACCAGCTGAGGTTCATTCATTTTACCTTTAGTTGCAGTACCTACCATTCCAACTATCGTACTGCTCAACTGTGGGGCATATAGACTTAAGTCTATTTCCCTTGAATAAACACCAGGCGAAACCATTGATGCCATAGGTTAATCTCCTTTCAAACTTTTTTAAGTATTCTCTTTGAAACTAACACGTCTAATTGCTCAGGTCTTATTTGATCAGAGTTAACCTGAATACTGCCTCTCCCTTGAATGAAGACTATTGACTCTTCTAATTGTCCAGTTAATGGATCGCTGGCTAAGATATTCAAAGGAATAGCTTGGTTAGTTAAGTTTTTAATAGTGATTATTGGCACAAGACCTCCGTTGTCTTCTTCTATTATATTAGAATTCTTCTCTGAAATAAAGTCAAACTTTCCCTTCTTCTTTGATTTCAAAATATTCCTCCTCAGTATCCATATCCAAAACTTTAGTATAAGTATCTTTAACTGTTTTCTTCTCTTCAAGTTCAGGAATTCTATAAGCTTCCAACTCAACTGTCACAGTTTTTCTAATCCTCCGTTCCTCTTCCATAGGCTCTAAATCTGAATTGTCTGTTATACCACTTAACAAGCAAGGTACATATTTCTTCCCCCAAGTTTCACCAAAATCAATCAATAAGTAATTGTAATGCTGCATATCAAAATCATCAAGAATATCCTCAAGTATCTGATTCATATCATTTATTCTTCTTGTCCAGATATCAATTTGATACCTGATTCTATATAATCTCGGCTTATTTGCTATATTCACTCTTAATAAAGTCTGATAATCAGCTTGTATACTAAGTCCACTAGAAGGAGGAGTATTAAAATCTATTGAGTATACTCCAGTGTTATAGTTAATAGTACCACTTCCAGCACTGCCAATCAAAGAACCTTCACTATTGTCGTTTAACTTAACCGTTCCAGCTGTAATAGTAATACTTCCAGGCTTTATAGGGCAGCTACTTAAAGTACCTTCAAAATGAGTAGTTACTCCATCTCCTGTTCCAATAACTACTGATATTTCTGAATACTTGAATCTTCTGTATCCAGAAAAAGGATAAATCCATCTACTAATCTCTAACTCTGGCTCTGAAGCTCTATGGTAAGATATAATAGGAACTGGAACTTGCTCTATATTTAAACCAAGAAGATCCTTCATTTGAGAAAATACTCTTTCTGGAGTAGAAAAAACCACATAAACTCCCAACTCAGAAATAGAATCTAAATTTTCCAACCAATCTTTTATTAATTGATCGTATTCTCTAAGCATACTACTTTCTCACTATTCTTTGACCAATCGATTTCATTTTTCTATTAGTCTCAGCTATAGCCAACGATTCAATTTCCTTTGCTGTTTGTCTGAATTTTCTCTTCCATATTGATATAACTGGCCGCCAATGTGGCCTTGCTGGTATTGTTGAAGTTCCAAACTCATGTATTCTTGCTAATACTTTCAAAGGTAATTTAGTTCCTTTATGAACTTTATCAGGAACACCAACTTTCCAAGTAAAGTCATTCAATTTTTTTGCCATTATACTATCTACATATTCTCCAGTAGCAATAAGAATTCTTGTATCTAAACCTTTCTTTTTCTTCCACTTTAAATATTTTTCACTCAAAGGAGCATGCTTAAACTTCTGATAATAAATCCTCTCTTTTAAGTCTGCTGCTATCTTTTTAGCAACAGTTTCTAATTTTCTTTTGCTCACAAGCAAAACTGAATCTTTGAAAACATTAAAAACTTCTGAAGGAACTGCTTTAACTTCTGCTTTAACATTAACAGGCATTATTCTTCTCCCGGTCTTATTCTGCGAACATGACATTCATAAAAAGCATGCACCTGGCTTCCTGAAGTTACATCCCCCAAATGAAAGTTAGCAAAATAAGACACTGGCTTACAATCCAGAACTCTCAAATCCATAGTGTCAAATACTATTTTATCACCTTTCTCAGGGACAATAGAAGTATTTCCAGAAGCAACATAGCTGTCCCAAACAGCTGTAGAAATGTATATCAAAAAATCTCTATCAGCATCAAAACCGTATCTAGTTAAAATTTGCATTTTTGGTTTATGATCTAAAAACAATGGAATAATTACTGCTGGATAATATTTCAATTCTCCAACATGTTC